TATCCTTGAAGATAATGATGTAATATGGAGTGCAAACTAATGGGTTACTTTTACGATGATTGGAGAGACAAAAAGATGTTTGTCGAAAATTCAGAAGGCCAGTTCGTGATGAACTTTGGTGAGGCAGAGAAGTCAATGATTGAGAATCTTGAAAGTGCTGTCATCAATCTCACAGAGGGTGCTTCTGATGAGAAGAGAATGGCGATTGGATACATGGAGTATCTTGCCGACTGCCTGAAAAAAGGTAAACTTGAAGTTAAGTGGAACATTAGTTAGGAGAATATTATGGGATTGTTAGTAGACGTATATAAGAACGGCAAATATGATTGCACAAATGGTGGTGTTTCTGCTCGGAACATCAAAGGACTTTGTTTGACAAACGTGGATGGGCCTTTCGAGCCATGTGAAGATTACCCTGCCGCAAAACTGGTAAAACAGACTTTCGGTTTCGGTTCTTCTGTGAAAGTGATTCCAGAGGAAGTAGAGGGTAAACAGACTATGATGGGTGGTAACTATGCCGCAACTGCTGATTCACGGTTTGATGCTAAAATCGAAGAGATGTTAGGTGTTCACTTTTATGGTGCTGTTCCTATCCATGATCGAGTTGAATAAAGTTGAAAAAAGTTCTTGACTTGTTGTGAAAACAATGGTACTATGTAATAGAAAGATGAGGAGTGATTCGTTATGAAAGATTTGATTGCACATATTGAGGGTATCAACGCCAAAACCCAAGAATGGATTGATGCAAATCCTGGCAGTTGGGCTGGTATGATTACCACTGATCCAGAACACTGGAAAGAGTATGGTATTACGACTCCTGCTGAGTACGATCGTTATATGCTGGAACAAGATGTGTACGAGATGCACAAGTCGGCATATGGTGTTAAAGGTCGTCATTATGACTTTGACAACATGACTGATGAAGAACTCAAAGATGAGTATGAACATCTCTGCAAAGTCGCTAATGAAGAGTATGAGAGGGAACAGAAGTTCTATGCTGAACAAGTAGAAGAGTTCAAAGAACTTGTTCAGAAAACAATTGACTTGGGTGCTGGTGATGAAGAAACTGCACTACGTTGGTTGACTGCTGGACAAGAGTTCTATCACATACAAGATGTGGAAAGTTGGGTTTATGACTACAATATTCTGTTTACAGATTATGGTAGGGAACTTGTGAAGAAGTTGGAAAATATTGTAACTTATAAAGAATGGTTGGAGGCCGCTTAAAATGAATGATGTGATTCGTGATATTGATGTTTTGAAAAATGCTATTGTAGCATTGTGTGAAGGTGCTTCAGATGAGAAGCATATGGCGCTCAACTCTCTTACTCGTTTGGTAGAAGAGAAAGAGAAAATTGTGGAAGAGTTTGAAAAGGAGTTTGCAGATGATTCGTCAAAAGCAATTGCCTAGTGAGATTGTCATCGACTTAACTGGCCCAGAGGGAAATGCTTTTTCTCTAATGGCTCGTGCAACTAGTTTTGCGAAACAGTTAGGTTTCGATGGCGCCAGTATTGTTGAGGAAATGACAACTGGTGACTATGAAAACTTAATTTCAGTGTTCGATAAATACTTTGGCGACTACGTTATATTGGAGCGATAAATGACAGGAATCGAACACGCCATCTTAGCAACATCCTTTCTTGCGGCATTCTTTTATGTCGGCAAGTGGGTTGGTAAGAAAGAAAAGGTTGAGGATATTATCGAGCACACATTGAATATGCTCGAAAAGAACAATATGATAAAGGTTGCAGTTGATAAAAAAACTGGCGAAAAAGAAATTTTACCTCTTGACAAATATGAGAAAGTTTGGTAATATAAGAAGTAATGTGAGTGATTCGGAGAAAGGTTTGGTATGTTTTGATTTACGATACAATTGAAGAGGCCATTGTTGCGGCAAAAGCGTTGTTTGAAGCAATGGATACATATGTGAAAATAACCAAAGCACCAAAGGGTGGTTATGAACTTTTTGGAACTGGTGAATTTGTAATGGAAATAACGGAGTAAAAAATGAAAAAAACTTTAATGACAATTGGAATGGTTCTTGCTTCTACATCTGCAATGGCAGAATCGGTGCAAGATTTTAACAAGACAGTTGTGAACAGAGTTCCCTATAATGTTGAGGTTTGCACCAACCAATCATATGGTGGTGATAAAACTGGTGATGCATTAAAGGGTGCAATTATCGGTGGTATCATTGGTAACAATGTAACTAAGAATGTAGACAATGGCGGTGCTGTTGGTGCATTACTTGGCGGTATTATTGGACACAATAATTCTAATGCCACTGGTGGAACAAGACGAGTATGTAATGTTCAAACTCGTTATAATGAGGAAGTCATAGAGGTATACTCTCACAGTGTGGTAACTTTCTATCACAATGGTAGACAGTATAAACTCAGATTTCAAAAGTAATAGTTGAGCGAATCTGCCCTTAGCTCAGCTGGATCAGAGCAACAGCCTTCTAAGCTGTAGGTCGTAGGTTCGAGTCCTACAGGGCAGGCCAACTAACTATGAGGAAATAATGAATAGAGGAAAAAAGAACGATAAACCATTAGGCGGTACTACTGTTATAGTTCGTAACGGTGACGTTAATGGTGCAATGCGTGTTTTGAAAAAGAGACTTATCAGAGATGGTTTCTTTCAAGAACTACGAGAAAGAACATACTACGAAAGTAGAGGAACAAAACGCAGAAAGGCCAAGGCCGCTGCAACTCGTAGATACAAACGCAAAATGCAAAAGCGATTTGAAGAACTAGGTTATTAATAAGAGGTGATATAATGGCACGCCGTGCTAAAGTGGAGACTGACTCAACCCTGCCTAAACCACGCAAAAGACGTAAACCAATGACGCCTGAACAAAAGGCAGCTGCGGCAGAACGTCTTGCAAAGGCACGAGAAAAACGTGCAAAAGAAAACCCACCAAAATATACAAACATCCATCCATCTGTAGTCTCAAAGCCAGAGGATGATCCTATGTCGATGAAGAATGTTCAGCGATGGATTAAGACACAGAAGGAATTTTTGTCTATTGCAAAGAGTGATGTTCGCAGAAATGTAAAGGGTGCAATCGCTCGTGCTGCTTCACATGAGGGGTATATTCGTAACCTACAACGATATCTAAGGGATGGGGTTTACTGTGATATGTTCTATGGTGAACACCAACAACATAAGGTAAGGAATGTCTGTTTAGTGATGGCATACAACCCAGACGGCACACCAAAAAGAAACATAGGAACTTACTATCCAGACCTTGGATGTGAGTGGACAAGGGAAATGGCAGATGAATGATAATATTCCAAAAAACAATGTTGTGCAGTTTCCCCTAAAAGGAAAGCCAGAACCAGACATTAAAGTTGATAATGTTGCACTTGCAATGCATGATGACTTAAAGTTTGCTGATCATTTGACTGAAGGATTAGTTGTGAATTTGATTCACAATCTTGGTGAAAATGGCATTGATACATCCGATAAAGATTTTATTCGTGATGTTGGTTTTACAATTGAATTAGTAAAGTCTCTTATCTATAGAGGCTTGGGTTTGAAACATCCTATGCAAGAACTTGTAGCGATGTTTGTAACTACTGACGAAGATGATGAAGAGGGTTTGTATACTACATTTGATATTGATGCCCTCGCTGATTTTGTTGGTATGGATGACGAAGAAAAAGAATAACGCTGGTTTAGCTCAGTTGGTAGAGCAGTTGATTTGTAATCATCAGGCCGGGAGTTCGAGCCTCTCAACCAGCACCATTTTAAGGATGTAATATGTGGATATTAGTAGCAGTGCAATTAGTTTGGGGTTATAGTTCAACTCCAATAGTTGAATCAGAAGTTATTGGTAAATATTACAGTATTAATGAGTGCCAACGAAAACTAGAAAGAATTGATAAAGGCAAACCAAACAAACAAGTGGTTTGCATAAAGGCACAACGTAAAAGATAAATCTATTGACAATCGTTCTATTTTAGGGTAATATATAATACTATGAAAAATAAGGTGAAAAACTATGATATTGGTTGATATGAACCAAGTTACCATCAGCAATCTGATGATGCAAATTGGTTCTAAAAGACAAAACGATGTCGATGGAGACATGGTTCGTCATATGGTTTTGAATTCTCTTAGAATGTATCGTTCTAGGTTTTCAGAAGAATATGGCGAATTAGTTCTTTGTTATGACAGCAAAAGATATTGGAGAAGGGAATACTTCCCCAACTATAAATCTAATCGTAAGAAGGACAGAGAAAACTCTGGCCTTGATTGGAATCTAATCTTTGAAACTCTCAATGCTATTCGTGATGAGATACGAGATACATTTCCATATAAAGTTCTAGAAGTAGACGGTGCAGAGGCAGACGATTGTATTGCTACTGTTGTAGATTATGTTTCTAAAACACCATCTGCATATGAAAAGGTTCTGGTATTGTCTGGTGATAAAGATTTTATTCAGTTGCAAAAACACAACTTTGTAAAACAATATTCGCCTGTTCTCAAGAAGTTTGTAAATGGAATTGACCCTCACCTATATATTAAAGAACATATATTGAAGGGTGACAGGAGTGATGGTATTCCAAACTTCCTATCAAACGACAATACATTTGTAGATGAGTTACGACAGAAGCCTCTTGCAAAAAAGAAAATTGAAAACTGGGTTGATCAAAATCCAGAAGATTTTTGCACAGAGGAAATGATGAGAAATTATCAGCGTAACAAAACATTGATTGATTTGGATTGTATTCCAAGTGACTTGAAGGTGGAAATTCTAGAACAATTTGAACAACCACCAAAAGGTGATAGATCAAAGCTACTAAATTATTTTATACAAAAGAGATTGAAAAATCTTATGAATGACATTGGAGATTTTTAATATGCCAGACACATATACACCTCTACTTTCTGAGGTTCTAAAGAAAGTACATAACGCAAAGACTAAAGAAAAAAAGATTGAACTTCTTAAACAATACGATTGCGAACCGCTTCGTATGGTTATCAAATCATCTTTTGATCCTAATCTTGAATGGTTGATTCCAGAAGGGGAAGTTCCATTTAAAGCTAATGAATCAGAAGAGGGTACAGAACATACGATGCTTCGTAAGGAAGCAAGAAAACTTTATCGTTTTATAAAGGGTGGAGATACTACTCTACCACAGTTCAAACGTGAGAATATGTTTATTCAAATGTTAGAAGGACTACATACTACAGAGGCACAACTTCTTATTGACGCCAAAGATAAGAAACTGCATCAAGTGTACAAAGGACTATCGAAAGAGGTAGTCAAAGAAGCGTTCGGTTGGAACGATAATTTTACTAGGAGCTAATATGAAAAAAAACTATGACCATTGTTTGGAAATGATTTTGCACCACGAAGGTGGTTATGTGAATCATCCAAAAGACCCTGGCGGCGAGACTAATCTTGGCGTTACCAAAAGGGTATGGGAAGAACATGGTGGCACCAAAGATATGAAAGACCTAACGGTTGAAGATGTTGCCCCCATTTATAAGAAATCATATTGGGATAGAGTAAAGGGCGATGACTTGCCTTCTGGACTTGACCTTTGTGTTTTCGATTTTGGCGTTAATGCTGGAACTGGCAGGGCGGCAAAATATCTACAGAGTATGATCGGCACAACTGTCGATGGTGGCATTGGCCCAAACACTCTCAAAGCACTTGAAGCATATGTACAAGTTGAAGGACTTGCTGCAACGATTGATACCTATCAATCAAATCGTCAAGAGTACTACGAGAAACTATCAACCTTTGAAACATTCGGAAGGGGGTGGACTCGTAGAGTAGTGGAAACTACTTCATCGGCACATAAACTTGCCAAAAACTCTTGACTTTCCAGTAACTTAGTGTTACTATAAAACAATGATGAGGGGTGACACCTTTCTCTCTCAACTCTCTCTCTCTCGGTTGCCCCTCATCATACTTAA